CATGCGCGGCCTTCAGTTCAGTCAGATAGTCCGAACGAGTAAGGTGCGTACCGATTACCGTACCAGTGCTGTTACCAACAGCCAGCTTGGACGTGCCAAGGCCCTTCTGGTTCGGTGCAGAGTTGTACATACGCAGAAGCTCGCGAGCGCCAGCCTCCGCACGGAAGCCGCCCTCATCGATCATACCACGAATGGCATTGATCTGTGACTTGACCTTAGGATCAGCCTTCTCTGCGGCATGAGCCCAGTCACGTACAGTAGACCAGTTCTTCTCGCCACCAAAGACTTCATGCACAGCCGTAACGGTTTCCTGTGCCTTGGTCGCGAGCGCAGTGTAGTGCGCAGTCACGCCAGCCATGACGAGCGTAGCCTTGGCCTTACCGAGCTTGGCTTCGAGACCCTTAACGTCCACGTCATTAAGATCGCCGGACTTCAGTGCTTTCTCGAAGTAGGCGTTAGCCTCGTTAGGACCGATGCCTGCTTCCTTCAGCAGATCAACCGCAGCAGCAGCAGCCGGGCTGTCCGAGAAGTCTACGTAGTCCTTGAGCGGACCAGCGGCTTCCTTCTCAGCAGCAGCCTTCTTGTCGGCCTCTTCCTTCGCAGCCTTCTCAGCAGCCGCCTTCTCTTCAGCGGTCTGTTCTTTCTTCGGCGGCTCTGTACCGTGCTCCTCGTCAATGCCTTCCGGCTTGTCCTTCTTTGGAGCCGGAGGCGGTTCGTTAGACGGAGCCGGGGGAGCCTTGGGAGCGCCATCCGTTCCGGTAGCGCCTGCGTCCAGGTTCTCGGCAGTCGCGCCCTGAGAGGCCAGAGCCTTCTCAGTTGCGGTAGCTTCAGTCGTCATGCAGCCTGTGATCCTTGTACTGCTGCCTTACCGGCCTCTTGGGCAACGGCACCGGCAGCTTTCATTTGTTCTTGTTGTGCAAGCAGTACTTGCTGCTGTTGCGAACGAGCCTGCAACTGCTCCTGCGTGTACAGGAACTTGTTGTGCTCGACTTGCAGGTTCGTAGCCATGTAGGCGGCGAACTTGAGCGGGTCGATAACGCCACGTACATCTTCAGGCACGTTGTTCAGTAGGCCCAATGAGTTCAACCACTGCACAACGTTCTCAAGCTCTCCCTGTCGAGAGAGGCTATCCATGCCAGTGATGATCTGCGGCTTGATGCCCTGATGCACGCCGCTGAACTTGATGTGGTCTAGCGTGATGTACGCTGTCGGCTTCTGCCATTGCAGAGCCAGCCGCGAGTAGATACCGCCGACCGACATTTCGAGTTCGTTTGCTTGCAGCCTGATCTCTTCTGCGGTAACACGCTCAGCATTACGAGTGAGCGTCGAGTTCAACAGGAACGCTTGCGCGATCTGCTTCTCGTAGCGCTCGATCATCGTCACGATGAAGTTCGCATCGTTGAACTTGTCCATCTTGACGGCGGTAACGTCGCCTTCCTTACCGCTATGGTACGAGCCAGCCTCTGAGTGGTTCAGTGCAACAACGTCAATGAGCGAGGCAGGGTTCACTAGGAACTTGATGTCGCCCATGATTGCAGCCAGATTGATAAGCGACTGCGTGAGCACTTCGATAGCGTGGAATGCGCCAGCGTAGTCTTCGACAAGTCCTCGTCCGTAGTCCTCGCCGCGAACAAGCGTCCACGTAAGAGGTATCCACGGAAGAACGTCGCGCGGCCAGCTAGCGCCCTTCGTATCAAGCTCAACGAATCCGGCTTCCTGCTTCGCGTAGAACTTGCCGTCATCGTGCAGTTTGATCTGCGTGTAAACGATAACGTCTGTGCTGTCCTCGTAGTCGGTAGACTTCTTGGTACGCAGCAGCATCTGTACGTCGGGATGGAACGTCTCGAATGCTTTGCACTCGCGCGTCATGATCTCGATGACGACGCCGCTAAGATCGCGGACAACGCAGTAGTCTCGAAGGTTGTAGACCTGTACAGGCTTGCCTTCGGGATGATACACGAGAGCGTTGCCGGTAGCGATCAGCAACTGCGCAGCGACAGTTGCCTGCGGTCGGTAAGCAACCATGTCAAGATACTCCATAGCTTCGCGCTCCGTAGCGTTAAGCTCTTTGTCAATCTTGCTGGTTAGCTCCGCGACCGCCGCCTGATCTGAACCCTGTGTGAGTGCAGCGATCTTCTTCTGTTGCTCTTGACCGAGCGTGAGACGGAAGAACGGGCCTTGTGGACGGAAGAGAGTAGTGACGACTTTGTTTGACAGATGGTTCACGGATCGTGCACCGATGCTGTCGTTACTCAGTTGTCGTTCAGATGTGTCAGCAGTGCCCGTCTGTTCTGGAAACAGGAACGGTAGCGTCCACCGAGCGTACTGTTCGCTCCGCGTCTTCAGGCTGGTCTTCTTGCCGTCTAGCTGATCCCACCTATGCTGCAACGAGCCTTTCGGTGCGGAGGCTGTAGCCATTACAGGCCCAGTCCACCCTTACCGAGACCGCCGAGAGGCTTACCGAAGACACGCTTCTCGTTGAAGCCAGTGTACTGCGGAGTAGCGCCGTCAGTAGTCGCCTTAGCGCCGTCTCCGAGCTTCACCTGGCTAGCAGAACTTCGCGCAGCTTGCAGAGGTTGCGGATTGATGACGGGGGGCGGAGGAGGAGCCGGAGAATCGCCGCCGCCACCGAACAGCGCGGCAGCGCCACCGAGCGCGGCCATCGCCATAGTGATTGGTTCGCACAAGTTAGTTTATCCTTTTATAAACGGTATTGGCTTCGCGCGTATAGCCAAGCCGCTCGTACAGTCTCAGAACGTCCTCCGTGTTGATGCGCGTGCTAGTGCCCGCGCGTACGTGAATACACTTCAGACGCTGAGCGTCTTTCTCGAAGTGCTTAATCAGTCTTGCGGCCAGTAGACCGCCTCTGTATTCGGGGAGGATGTAGAGCAAGAGTTCGTAGGCGTTGAGTTCAGGATCGAACCAAGTCTGGTTCGCGATGCCGAACATGAAGCCGCGAAGATCGCTGTCTATGCACCCGATGAAATTGGGCTGCTCAATCATAGAGGCGAGTGTCGTACTTACGTACTGTTCGTCTGGCTGCACCTTGTTGTAGTGCGGGCTCTCGACGTGTAACGCGTAAAGCATTTCAATGATAAGGCCGATGTCCTCGACCTTGATAGGACGAAGCATTACGTACCCAGTTTTACAATTGCTCCTGTAGGCTGCACCTGCTTCAAAGCTCCTGCGTCACCTGTGATGGTGCGCCCTTGCAGTGCGTGGTGCTTGATCCATTCGATTACTCGCTGCTCTCCCGTTGACTGCATAAGCTCGTCACGGTCGAAGCCCGGTTTGATCTCGAATGGTCGGAACGCTGCGCACAGTGCCTTGATGAACTCTTCCGAGACAGGCGGCACTGCCATAGCAGCTACGTACGCGGGCATTGTACTGGATGCATGATCGCCTCATACAGGCCAGCCTCTTTCAGAAACATATCTAAAGTCTCCGGCAGAGGCTGGCCCATAGCGACGAACCTAATTGCTTCTTCCAGTTTGTCCTCGTCGGACAAATCTTGGTAGCTCAATAGTCATTCCTTGAAATAGTTCTTTTATCTAATAGGGAGGAACCTAGCCGAAGAAGTACGCGCTCTGCTTGACGCTCTCAATATCGAGCGTACCGTACGCAGGCAGTTCTGGCAGTTCAAACTCCGTATCCTCGTACTGCGCAGCTAATGCTCGCAGAGGATCGTGGCTCGTATAAAGCTCCACGAAGGTCTCACGGATGATCGCATGTAGCCGCTCCGTGTCAGCGGCGTGTGTACCGAAGTCGTCGTGGATGAAGGCCAGCGGTAAGATGCCTTCTGCCTTGCATCGCCTCACCACCGCCCGCATGTGCGCAGCGTCCTGTGAGTGCACGAAGTTCGGGCTCACCGCATTGCGCTGGCGGTTCTTGTCGATCTCGTCGGTGAAGCTACCGATGCGAAGTTGGAAGCGACCGCCCAATTGCGTGTCGATCTTCGTGGACTGGATGACCCGCGTTCCCTGATACACGGGGAAGCCGTCAGGAGCCCGCCAAGTGATCGGCTCGTTCGCCTTGGACAACACACCCGCGCACTTCTGAAGCCAGCCCATCGCGTCCCTAGCGGCTACAACAACCTCTCCAATGGACTTCCAAAGATGCGGCGTCAGCCAGCAGGCGGCCTTGAAGTTTCCGGGGAAGTGCTCCCTGTCTGTCTCCATGATGTACTCGAAGATGTACTTCGTGCATGACTGCCGGGTTGATCCGTACGGCAGAGTCATCACCGGACGCTTCGCACACTTACGTGGGATCGTACCGTCACCGTGCTTGTCGATGAACTCGATCCAGAGCTTCAGCCAGTCAACGTCTTCGGTAACAGCTTCTGTTCCTCGAAGTGTTCCTGTACATACTCGTGCCACTGCGGTGTAGATGTCTGCCGGTACAGCCATTGGTACAAGGTTGGTGGCAGCGCCACCCGTCGCGTCACGAAGCATGGCTGAGAAGTGTTGTAGACCATTACAAGTTCCGTCCAGTCCATTTGCGCAATGGGAAACGAACTGTGCTGCTCCAACTCCCAACTCTTCAAGCGCGCACGCATCTCTGTACTCAAATAGCCACGCGAGGAATTGCCAAGGCTTGTCGGCGTTAGCCCATACATCTGTATGAGACAGTGGATCACATGCTGCTCGATTAAAGAACTCTTTGTTCTCGTCAACCCACTTCACCCTGTCATCGTAGCTTATCTTGTCGTTACCGAACTTGTTCGCTCCGGTTACTCTGAACCAGTACCAACCATTAGTGCCAAGCTGCTTACCGATGTACGGTCGCAGAAGTCCCTTAGCAAGGTCTGACCCTTGAGGATTGAAGCCTGCTGTAGTGGGATAAAATCGTCCACGACTATCAGCGTACCATACGTACCAGAAAGCCGACTTGTGTTGGTACTCGCTTGCAAGCCGGATGATGCGCGATGTCTGGAACGACTTACTTCGTCGCTCCTTCTCTTGCGTGTGTATCTCTGCGGCTTCGTGCTTCCAGTCAGTGAGCTTCTCCTGTTCTTCTTCCGTTAGCTCCGTGTCGCGCTTAGCGACAGGACTTGGAGGAATGGTCAGCGGGTCTTTCTGCGGCATACCGATCCGCAGGTTCGCGTTCCAGCACTGCACCACGACCGCCAGCACTTCGCTGTTCACGGTCCACTGCACAGCCTGCAAGGCGTTCAGCGCTTCTGCTGTTGCACCCAGATCGCCAGCCAGGACATGCTGCCTGTGTCGCTTGCCGCTCGTCTTCACCATCGGAGTAGACTGCCGAAGCTCAGGACTGTAGTAGCCGCCTTGGTTCAGCCCGCTCCAATCGTCCGGCTGGATGATACACGGCATCTTGTCAGGGAACAGAAACTTCGAGAACTCTTTGTGGTCGTCTATCCACTTCCTAGCACTGTCTGTCGGCACCAGCAGCGTGCGTGTCTTACCGTGCTGATTGAACTGGCGCTTCTCCATCAGGTCCGTGTTCGTCAGGATCACGTCCACGAGCTTCATACCGACTTCAGCACGCTCCGCTACCGTCCACTCAACCCACTCGTCAGCTAGCTCGTTAGCCTTGTGCGTCAGAACGCGGTGCATGTAGCGGTAGTCTTTCGTACCCTTGCGGGCAAAGTCCTTCTTGATCGCGGAGTAATAATCTCCGTGAAGCTCTTGGAAGCGTGAGAACCGTACTTCGTCCTCGATCATCCTTCCGATACGCGTGGCGATACCTGCCAGTGGAGCTTCGTGTGTGAATGAATTGAACACCGCCTGCATCGCAAGGTACATGGCCTTGTCTGGCGCAACACGCTTCAGCAGTACGCGTACCTTGCCGTGCTTGCCGGGTCGATCTGTTTCAACGAATGAGGTCAGCGCCTCGATAAGAGGCTGCATGAACTCGTGCATAAGTCTGTTGGCGTACGTCGTCTGTGCGCCCCGTCCCTTCTCCTCTGCTTCCTTAGTGGTCCTGTCGTAGTACTCTGCACCTTTGAGTACCATGTTACGTTCGAGTTCAAGCTGAGCGTCAATCGTTTGCATTTTAGTTTATTGGGCCTTGTTCTTCTTTGTAATTGCCCGACGTTCGCGAGCCTTGCGGTTCGCTCGTTCGCGCTGCTCGTCCGCAGTTTTGTGTAGCGGATGGTACAATCCTGTCTGGCTCGTCTCGTGCTTGATCCAGTACAGAATAACTTTGCCGAGGAAGTCCTTGACAGTTAGACTTCTTTTCGCGCGGTTCGCGAGGTTGAATATCTTCCCTTCGATTCCGTTGCAATTCCTACAGAGCACACCCCGTACTAGTCCGGTCTTATGGTTATGATCCAGACAAGAAGATGCAACAGTCAGCGGCTCCGGGCATAGGCAGCACACGTAATTCTGCTTCGCCAACAGAGCCGCTTTCAC